TGAAGATTTTATCACATACATGTTTGCAAACTTTGCTCCTGATAATATAATGAAGAGAACGAAAAATAGAAGAAAGGGTAAATGGTTTCAAATGAAGTACGTACAACCAGTTTATTCTCGAGAAGAACAAGGAGAGATTAAACTGGCGTCTAAACGAGCACGATTCAACCCGGAAAATGCAATACCAGTAAGAATTGGAAAGAAAAATCAAGATAAATCTATGCACATAGAGGATAAAAATTCAACCCCTCCTGAGATCGATCCGACCATTATTCATAATGCGTTAGAGAAATCAAAGGAATACGCGGAAACATTTGGAGATATATCATTTAGTTGGTTCCCATTAGTTTTTGCTGATTTAAGGGGAGTGCCAATGAATAGACTCAGAGGTGTATGGGGTGATGATAAAATGGCCACTATAAATAAGTTGCAGGAAAATGAGATAGAGGCACATGCTTCACCAAAAGAAATGGTATACGCGCTGGACAAAATGTGGGCGAGAACAGGATTGACAAACGAAGAGAGGATAGAATTCTCGTTACCCACGTACGAAGACATTTTTTATTCAAATTATGGTTCACAAAAAGCTGGTGGATATTGTGAATTGCAAGATCCAACTGGTTATGTGAGAAAAGAATTATCAAGAATATCTGGTCGAATCGTTCAGATAGTAGGTGGAATGCAACCTAAAAAGGGAGCTATAGCAGGAACTATTGCTACAGAAGTAATGAATTTTTATGATAGTTGTATAAGCCTATTTTCAAAGAACGAGATTCCAAAGTCCGGACATTCGGGATTCCATCGATGTATTGTAGAATTTAAACAAGAGGTAGGGATTTTTTCCGATTTCTATGATCTACACTCCAGTTTTAATGAATCAAAATTTGTGAAAGCACTCAAAAAGCATAAGGAAAAAATAAGGGCATTCTGGAAAGACAGTGCCATTAGAGTAGTGTTAGATAGGGTGGTAAGCTATACTGCGAGTAAAAAAGTGGTAGGTGGAACATCAGGTCATAACATCTCTATTGGAATAGACACACTTAAAGGAACCTTTGTCAATCTAATGTTGCAATTAAGGGCAGATGGAGAAGCGATTTCTCCTGAACTGAAAAAAGAATTAGATAAATTGTATGAGAAATATCCAGAACTAAAAGAAAGATATTATGAATGGTTAGATTGGAGTAAGTATGATTCTAAGTTGAATCATAATGATTTGCTGTATGCTTTTTGTTCAAATATAGCAGTATTTAATCCAGATAAATCTGACTTTACTTCAGAACAAATAGAATATTTTATTGCTGAATCCGCCACTTCTTTGGCGTATAAGTTTGCTACCATTCCTTTGTTGAAGAGGGCATTCTTTATAGCAGGCGTGATGAAGTCCGGTGCGTTTTGGACTTCCGTAGGTGATTCTGTAATTCAAGTGATGAATCATATCATGTTTACGAATTCAGTGATAGAAAATTTAATACTTAAAGGTGAAAAGCGATTAGCTAAATTAGCGTTTATAACTGTACATATGGATCTCCTAAGAAATTTGATTTATGGAGATGATAACACAGGAGGTGTTCCTGAGATATTAAAGGAACACCTAGGGTTAGCTGCTTTTGCTGAATGGTGTGAAACTAATGCAGGCTTTTTATTGAAAGAATTGCATCCGTCAGGGGATGAAGAGCCGTACGAAGATGTAATAGGAAAAGTTTCATATCGAAAAAAGGGAATATATTCCATAGAAACTTATGAATATAGACAAGACTCACCAACATATTTGAAAAATAGGGCAGTCGAAGTCTACGATGATGGAGAGTTTCAAGGAATTTATCCTCATAGAACAACAGAGGATCTCTTGGCAAAAATGGGTAATTCAATGAAGGCAGTTGGAGAGCCAACAAAGTATTTGTGTGCACTTATATCGTTAGGGTACTTAGCGATAGGGAATACTGAAGCATTTAGTATAATTCAGGCAGTATATGAATCTTATAGAGATAAGATATTGGCAGTAAGATCGAGTATAGACAGAGAATTGACTTTATTTTTTGAAAGGGCAAGAGAAGATACTTCTCTTTTAACTGGAATGTCAAACTCTATGAGAAGAGTAATGTTGTCAGGTCTCCCGCCTGTATTCCCGTCATTAGATTTAATTCGGATGAGACATAATGAACAGAGACAGCTCAAAAGGAAAACTTTGTTACCATATGTTTCACACTTAGCTGGTTATCATGAAGCCAAAATTAGTG